ATGAGAAGTAATTTGTCAGCGATACCGCCTAATCCACCCGCCAGTGCCGAGATTCCACCGCCGTTTATACCTCTGAGGGAACGGTTCATACTCTCGGACATTCCGCGCATACTATCCTGCGCTCGACGAGATGCTTCAGTTAGTTGGCTAAAGTCGGCAACAGCACGAACCATGATATTTTTAACTACACCCATGCTCAATCCCCTTTCCTAGAGAATAGGGAAGAGATGCTTACCCAGTCCCGCCGAACATCTCGTTCAGTTCCTTGACCTTTGCAAGCATCTCATCTTCACTCATTTTCTTCTGTTGTTTCTCTTTGCCAACGATGTCCTCGAAGCGTTCCAGACGTTCCACCCGTTGCCAGTAGGCATTGATATATGAGTAGAAAAGTTCTTTCTCCTGATCCTGCTTGAGTTTGTCGGTAAAGAGTTCAGCATGCGTACTCAACTCAAGAGGAGTCATTTCGTTGTACTCAACCAACGATATACCCAATTGTCGAGACACCTTGAACGATTCATTCCAGTCCCATTCGGCAGGGTCGCTTACTTCCGCTTGCCCTTCCCCGCCTTTTGACCGTTTGGGTCAGCACCACCGAATGCACTGGTCAACGCTTCGGACACTTTTGTGATCGTGTCTTGAATGTCATGGTCATCCAGAAGGTCTTCAACCTGTTCAACCGTCAAGGTCTCACCGTTTGCACGAGCATCACTAAGAAGACCGCAGTACGCCAAACGCTCGATGTCCTCGAAGGAAAACCCGCCTTGACCAAGTTCTTCAATGGATTTACCAGAGATGGCTTGGTATGTCTTCAGTGCTTTATGACCAAAACGAAGTTCACGGGGACGATCCAGATCGATAATTACTACATCATTGTTGTTAGTCACTTGAAATGCTCCTTTTAATTTGAGTTTAGTAGAGAAGGGGAATGGTTACCCCTCCAGATCAATCATTAGGCAGCAGGAGTGAACGTAGGTGCTCCAACTACTTTAAGAGTCGCGTCGAATGTGATCACAGCGTCTGTGGACGATTTGTGTTTGAAACCAGTTACGAGAGCGTTGAATGCCCACTTAGAACCAGTGACAGCACCACCATAAGCAGGGAATTGGATCTCGTATGCAATGCTTGTACCCGCAGTCAGGTCAGTCATGAACACATCATGATCTTTCGGGGAATAGTAACCAGACAGGGAAATGTCGGAAACCTCTTTGAAACCATTGACGAACGTTTTGTATCCTCCTGTTGCGTCAAGGGCAGTTGTGTCAAGCGTGTTAGCTTTAATCTCAAGACCGTCAATGCTGTTCAGGAAAGCGACAGCAGAACCAGATGCTTTTTTGAACGTTACACCTTGGGACGAACTTGCGGCAGATGTTAATGGCATGTTTAATTACCTCCGTTATATTCTGAATGTGAATTCCGTAATGGAATGCGGTAGAAAAGAAACTATGTCAACCGCTTCTTGTGGCTTTTCGTAATGAACGTGCTGTACTTTGATCAGGTCTGTACCCATCTGTGTCAGCGCGATCAGCGAATCGATCACAGAATTGGTGTGTTGTTTCATCTCGGAGTAGGAACCCCCGACAACTTGAATCATCACTTCAATCTCTTTGGTGACCTCATAGCCACCGAGAGTCAAATCTCGATCACCGTAAGAAGATACATACACGATGTAGGGTGTTGGCGTACCTTCTGGGGCAACGAGCGGATAAACGTCAGGCAGAACCTTTTCGAGTTCCTCTGTCAGAGCCTTTTCGAACGACACTCAACTCACCCTTTCTTCTTAATTGCGTCGATGTCTTTGGATATAACTTCAAGCATCTTGTCCTGCGCTTGTGATCCCTTGGAAACAGCGGAACGTTCGAGGAAGTGGTGACCACCGACCCCGCCCTTCTTGGTTCGGAATCCATACTCCATCGAAGCAGGATAGTACGCAGTGGCTTTCTTACCACCGTAGATACCAGGGTTCTTGATTTTCTTCTGAAAGATGAAATTGAAATTCCTATCAAAAGCAATATCGAAACCCGCCTTGCCCGAATTGCGTTTTGTCTTCTCTTGGAATGGTTTGATGGACATACGTAAGAACCCATCCCTGACGGGCAATTGAATGGTCGATACTGTCTCACGCTTGATGATGTTTGCTCCCGCACGAGCTGCTTTCTTCACGGTTTTTTGTGGAACCTTACCCAACTCCAGAAAGAACTCGCCGATCTCCTCTACACCCAGTACATCGAAGCCAAGCGGCCTACGTCTTCGGGGCATCAGATCATCTCCTTGCACATCAACTGAATTTCCTTGTTTCGCTCTTGGAAGTTCATGACGGCAATGATTTTGAAGATGCGCTCACCGAATTTGACACGCATGTCAGCAGTGACTCCTGGGATGTAACGAAGATTGATCTTTGTGGTGACTTCGGAGTTGACTTCAGCAGAAGCTATGAAATCCTTACCACTGATCGGGTATATCCCCGCACGAGACTGGGCAAAATCTGTCCATGTAGGGACTTTTTCGCCGTAATCGTTCTTGGTTTGGGATTGCTTCTGAAGCGTGATTGGATGACGATATGACCCTGCATTTTGCAAAAACTTTGTCATGGGTCACCTCACAGTAGGTTAGTGGCATGCGAGTCAAGCAATTGCTTAATCACGAAGCCAACCTTGTTACTTTCGATGTGTACCATGCGGTTGTCATACATCTCGTTGGAGAGGATTAACAGAGCAATGGTCAGATCCTCGTAATGGTCAAGACCATTGATGGCAGGATCGGTCTCCGTAGCAGGAACGTCTGTCAACGGAATGCCCGTGTAGCTAGAAATGAAATATTTTGCACCCGCCAAGATGGCTGTGAACAGTGAATCATCGAGATCGTGGTACACGTTTGCGAATTGTTTCAGTTCAGTGATTGTCACTTGACTAATCAGCATGTGGTTCGTCCACCACCAGTTCGATTTCGTCAGGATTCAGAACCATGAGGTACGAAACTTGCTCCTCAGTCAGTTCGTGAACCGTGTCGACTTCAAAAATACCGAAGTTGGTGATGATGGTGCGTAGGAACTTGACTTCCATTACTTAGCACCTCTCTTCGGTTTGTCTTCAACTAACTCGATCAGACCATTTGCGATCCAGTTCTTGCGGACATGTTCGTCTTCAATGGAGTGAACATCTCCTGCGACAAAAATCCCAATGGCACTGTGTACATCTTGTAGGAATTTGACTTGCATGATGCTACCTCCTTACGATAAAATAAAGAGAAGGACGAGTATGAACCCGTCCCTATCCATTAAAGATTACAGTCCTTTGTAAGCTACAAACTTCTGCGGTTCAACGATTTTCGCGTCACACTCAACAGAAGCCAGCACTCCGACCGCATATTGATCCGCATACCGCTCATTGAGAACTTGGATCTCAACATCATGAACGACTTTCATAGCAACACCAGAGAAGTCACCATAGAAGATTTCCAATGCGTTCACACCGATTTGTGGCATGTTGTCAGAAAGCATTACTGGCTTACCAAGCAGTGTAAAGCCACCACCTTGGGACAGGTCGTTACCGAACAGCAATGTGTTGTTACCGGCACCCGCTGTCAAACCTTGGAGGTAAGCAAGAGTGTTAGGATGCATCAACCATTCACAGCCACCTTGGAACGCTTGTGGAACTTTCATCTGAAGCTTGATCAACTCTTGTGGAGTGATTACCATAGTAGTTGCACCAGTTGTGATTTGACCAGCAGCGATAGTAGCAAGACCGTTAACACGACCCGCGCCTGTACCAGAAGCGACCAATTCTTTTTCCAAGAAGTGAGCCATAGCTTTTGCGATAGCATTGATGATGAATGGAACAACGTCTACATCAGAACGGTTGATCAGGGACTTGGAGATCAGGGACATTGCAACAATAATGTTGTTAGTCAGTGTCACGGAACCGAAGTCAGCGTTTGTACCAGTGATGGTAGCAAGTTCTGTGTAGTATCCTGCAGGGATGTGGCTAGTGTAATCGTAAGTCGGGATTACAAGATCGCCTTTGAAATTATACATGTCCACTTTGCTCAGGATCGGGGACAAGTTAACTACTTTGTCAACGATTTTGGAAGCGATGGACTTAGGGATTACTACACCTTGACCACCAACGGACAGGGCCGCACGAGTCTCAGGGGATTGATCGCCTTTGATGTATGCTACAAATGCGCGTTCTTCTTTCGCTACTTGCTCTGCACGAACTTCTACGTCCGTTTTTTCAATTACAACCGGCTTTTCCATTTTGCGTGTTTCCTCCTCCAATTTAAGAGTTGCGTCAATGTTTTTGATCTCTGCACGGATCTCTTCCACGCGAGTCAATTCTTCAGCAGCCAGAGAACGAGTCTCAGTTTTAGCAACGGCAACTAGACCTTCCATCTCAGTGATGAGGTCATTGCGTTTTTCGATTAATGCTTTCATGGGTTACCTGCCTTTCAATTTTTGGATTAGAATTTCGGTCTCAATGACCGAGTAATCAACACGCTTTTCTTCTTCCTCAGGCTTGTCCTCGTTGTCAGGAACCTCTTCGGGCTTCTCTTCACGGAACTCACCATTGAATTCTTCAAAACGTTGCTCCGAAACGACTGTATCTTCTCCCCTTGCTTCGAGCGTTGTTGCCACATAAGCAGGAGTGCAATCTAGGATGGAAACCTCCAACAGATCGAGTCCATCGACAAAACGGCGTTCCATACCGTTTTCAAGCCCTTCCCACCGTTGTTCAGTGGCGATAAATCCGAACGACCAACCGCGCAGCTCACCGTTCCTTGCCTTTTGAACCACCTCTGGGTCATCGACCACACATGTTGCACGAAGTCCAATCGTGTCCTCAAATAGAGTCAAGTTGTTAGAAGTGGAACCAAGCTTGCGATCAGAGCGATGATTGAAAAGTAAATCAACCTCAGATCGGCGATGCAGGGAATCCTTGAATGCGTGTGGCATGATCTGTTCGACAAACCGACCACGAGGGGACGGTAGCGGACGAGAGTCACGGGTGTGAACATTCACGTACCCATCGATGTGAACCGAATTATTGCGAATCTCCATTTTCATCTTTCTTCACCTCCTTCTTGTCGGAAGTGCCCGCCTTTGGACTATCACCATTGGCAGGATCATTGACTTGCTCAACTCCACCTTCACCCAATTTCACAGCAGAGTTGGTATTGAGTACGAACAGGTCTTTTGTCTTCGGATTGAACAGTGCGTCTGCAAGGGATAACTTGACAAAATCCATACCGAGCGGTTCATACTTCTCAATCTTGCGAATCTCATCGATCTGCAGGATACCGTTCTTGACCGCGATGTCGTAAGCTTTGAAACGCTTCTCGATATCTGCCATCAATATCTTGGTCGTATCGAACTTGAACGCCAAAGAACCCTTTTCCTTATCCATAAGGAGAACGGCATTGATGGCTGCTTCGAATGCTTCAAGCATCGGCAGGATTGTCAGCTTCACGAAGGATGCGTACATCTCCTCGTTACCACCAGTTGCTTTACCTTGCATCAATTCGACTGGAATACCGAACATGTTGTAAATGTCGTTATTGTTCGTCTGCTTGTTTTGGTTGATCTGCATCTCAACAGCCGAGTTGTTCGACTCTTGGAACTCCAGACCGTTATTCAAAACGATGATGTTCTCGGTGTTATTCGTGTGCAAATTCGCCCAGGCTGTCTTCAGTTCGGTCATTGCTTCCTTAGACAAACGAGATTGGGACTTTAGGAAGCCCTTCTTGTTCCCGCCCGTACGAACGAGCATCTCTTCAAACTTGAGCGTATTGTAGGCAACCGATAGTGCAGTGTTGTTCTCGGTTACTAAACCGAAACCTGTGCCACCATCTGCCGTATTACGGAGCAACTTGATCAATTCATAGTCCCGATACTGTTTGCTGTAGATATTGAAATCGACCTTTTTAAAGATCGGATCAGGATAAACG